CATACGACAGTATATTTCTTTTTGTACGAAGTATTATCAGTATGGCAAAATCACTCCAGGTATAGTTGCCCAGACGGGTCGTTGCCGGCCGATTTTCGTTCGACAGGTCATCGCCCTGAATCGCCTTGTTGTTGGCGTTCGCGGAGACGAGGCTGTCGGTCTGCCATTCGTGATAGACCGCCGTCGCGTTTGACGTGCCGATCGAGGTAACGAACGGCGTTTCGGTCGGCGAAATGTTCGAGATGATGTCATCCAGGTCTTCCCGATTGCCCACGCGGGTCATCGTCTGGACGGTGTTGGAAGGTACTGCCATGTCAAAGTTCCATCAAAGGGAGGGGTGCCGTCTCACGACGGGAAAGCCCTGTTTGGTTGTGCCTACATCCGGCCAATCGCGCTCGCTGCGTCATCGAGCGAGCCAGTTGACCGAAGCTGCTGCGTAGCTTGACGGAAACCGCGCCGATCCCCCGTCTGAGGTGCGGCGTTAGGCTTCGTCGTTGTCGTTTTCCTGCCGTCGCGAACGCGCTTCATCTGTTTGGCCATAGCGGCATCGTATTTCTCCGACTTCGCCTTCCAATCGTGGATGTTGCGAAGGGCTTGCAGTTCAGCCGCCGTAGCACGATTGACCCCGTTCATATCGAGGCCCAGCACTTTTGCCGTCTCGATAGCCTTCTCAAAAAAGGCGTTGCGGGTTTCTTCGTTCTGAACTTCGGGGATTGCCATCAGTGCGCGATCACGGTCGGCGACTTCCGCCTGCGTCATCTCGCTTTCGGCTTCCTGGCCCATCGCGGTCACTTGCTGCACGAACTCGTCATGCTGGGCACGCGCCGCGTCATATTGCGCGTTCAATGCGATGTAAGTGGCTGGGTCGGTCTGTGCCATCATAGGATCGGGACGCTGCGGCGCGAGATTGTCCGCAAACACCTTCAACTGATTGGCGTAGATCGCCTTTGCCTGTGCGTCGGCTTGGGCTGCGCGTGTTTCAGCTACGCGCTGGGCTTCCGCTGCCTTCGTGGTGGCCTGTTGAACCTGGCCGTTGCGCCGGGTTTCGACCTCAGTAAGTAGCCGCTGGGCTTCCTTGGGAAGCTGCGCAAACTGTGCCTTTTCCTCAGCATTCAGACTTGCAGGGGCTTCGATGGCCGTTTCCGGTTCGTCCTGCTCGTCGTCGTCTTCGTCAACCTCTAGTTCCGGCTCGTCAGGCTCATCGCCTTCGGGTTCCGGGGTTTCGGGGTCTTCCGAATCTTCGTCGTCGGGCGGTAGGTCCGCACCGTCAAAATAGTTACCGATCGCCGCCGCTGCGCTGTCCATATCATTGACAGGCGCATCAACGGCTTCCTCTTGGGGAGGATGGGCCATGATGTTTCCTTCGTGGGATAGCCACCGTCATCGCGACGGGGGCGGGATCACCGCCTTAGAGCGGTATTTTGGTCGGCAAACGATTGCTCGCGTGTCTTGATCTTGCCGGTTTCGATAACCGTGCGAACCTTGCGGTCGAACTCGCGGGCCAGCCGGTCGGCCAACGCGTATTCGTATTGCTTATCGCGGTCGCTAATGCTCAGCGCGGCGTAAGCCTCGAAATAGTCACGGCGAACCGACACGATCATGTCAGCGATGCCGCCTTCCTCGCTGTAGAACTGCTCCCAACGCATCCCACGTGCGATAGCGTCCGCGCCCATGTTGATGCGGGGATATTCGCGCCGGGTGTAGCCGAACCATGCGGCGATGCGGTCTAGGATGGTCATCAAGCGAATCCCTCAGATTCCAAGGCAGCCCGCCATTGGTCGTAAGAGACCCTCACACTTCGCAGGCCTGTGGGAGCTTTAGGAAAGCTGGGGTTACAGATTGCACAAAAATAGTCATTTCTAGGACCGAGAGCCCGGTTGTCTTCAGTTGCTGGGTGTTGGCAAGCGGCCCAATGGCCGTCTTTATAACTATTCACTTGCTCAAATCCCCGCCTGGTCGGTTAGTCGACAGGTCAGATGCAGCCTTCATGCTGGCGTTGTGCGCCGCTAATTCGGACTCGCGATCGATCTTGTAGAGCGCGATGCTGTATTCGGCGTCGGCCTTGTCGCGGGCAAGCTGGGCTTCCAGTGACGCCGCCTCGCGCCGTTGCTCCATCTCAAGCTGGTGCTTCTCGCGCATCGCGTTGATCGTTGCTTCGTCCGACTGCTGCTTGAGCGTCAACGTTGCTTCAGCCTTCTGGCGCTCAAGGTCTAGCTTAGCGCCCTCGCGCTGCTGGTCAGCCTGCGCCTTGGCATCTTCGCGGGCCTGCTCAGCCTTCATTGCCTCCGTTTCGGGGTCGGGTTTCTCAGGCTCCTGCTTCGGCTGGCCGGTCTGGGGATCAATCTCAGGCGGTGCCGATGGATCAATCCAGTAATCGTCACCCTGACCGATGCCCAGATCGCGCACCAGCCCGTCAACGGCATGGAAAAGATGCTCGGGCTTGACCTGCCCCGATGCAAAGCCTTCCGACATGATCGGGGCCATCATCATGCGCGCCTGAATGCGCTTGTCTTTGCTTCCCGTTCCCAAGCCAACACGAATGGCTACGTTCACGTCTTCCGGCCATTGCGACGGATCGACCATCTTGTATTGACCGTCGACCTTGATCTTGAACGGGTCGCCCTCCTTGCGCATCAGGCGATACTTCTTGCCCATGAGCCGCGAGAATGCCTCACCGAGATTGCGCGCGATGAACTCTTCCTGCTGCTGCCCCTGCGCCTGCATCATGGCTGTACCAGATGCCGTCTTGTTCAGCGCGTCGGCATCAAGGCCCTGATTGAGTCGGGTGATACCAGTGCGGCTTTCGCGCTCGCCCGTCACCCATTCCAGAACGGTCAGCGATTTACCGACATCGAACGTCGTGTTGTACGGCGTGACCGCGTTAATGTCCCTGACGCGAATTGGCGAGCCCGGAACTGGCGAGAGAATATCGTCTAACGTGTTTTCCGATGCCCCGCCCTCGGCAACGATCGGGCGCGGCATGTTTGCGTTATACATGCCGTCGAATAGCTGGCGTGCTACAGTAGAACGGGCAAGCTGAAGGTCCATGACCTTATCGGCAAGACTCCACCCTACCAGCCGGTGAGGACGGGGAAAGGGGCAGAACACCGAGAAAGGTTGCTCGTCGACCGTTTCGATGGCCACTTCGCCGTCCTGCCAGCGTAGAATCTCGTTCTCGACGCGGAACACCTTGACCCGCTCGGCAATGCCGTCGTCATCCAGATCGATCCGCGCGTATTCCTCGCACAACAGGACTTCTTGCAATGCCTCGGTGCTTTCGGCGCGCTGCCATGTATCATTGTCGCGCCGGTCATCAGGCAAATGCGTATGCGACGGCAACCCGGCGATCTGTTCGCGGTCGAAGCCCATTTCGACAAGATCGGAGCGCGTTTTCAGGCAGACATGCGCGAGATAGTCGGACTCATCCTCATGACGGGAGCGCGGTGAGAACCGGAACTCATTCGAGGGGATGCCGACATCGACAAACCGCTTTTCGGTGCGCTCAGTCTTCAGCTTGAGCTGCCACGAACCATCGGGCTGCGGCTCCGCATCCTCGATCTCGCCATCGAATCCCTCAAGCTCGACAGGACTCATGATTGTAACGCGCTGGCGGCTGATCCGTTCTTCGGTCTGCATGACCGTCTTGACGACCCCGTACCGCTCTAGAAGCCCGGTATTCGTCCAATCGAGCAACACGCGATAGCCGTCCTGCTGGCGCATGAAGTTGTAGCCGACTGCCGCAGTCGCCTCGTCCGCAGTCTCTTCGTCTTCCTCGTCCGTTGCCTCGAACTCAACGACACGATCACCGCTGACGAACGTGCGCAGGACCGACACCGCCATGTAATCGATCGTTTCCTGCACGTCGGGAAGGACGATCTGGGAGCGCCCCGGAACCTCGTTGCCGAAAGGCTTGGCTTCGTAATAGGCGAACGCATGATCCTGCGCTGTGCGGATCATTTCCCATTCGCTCTCAGCCGCGTCGTATTCGCGCTTTAGAGCATCGACGAGGTAATCGAGGTCAATGCCACCGACATCATCCCGCATGGTGGCATCGTCGTCAGTCATCAAACGATCCCCCTTGTTAGCCTGGATAGGTCCATCGGTTTTGCGGCGCGCGGCGCTTCGTAATCCACGGCCAACAATCCGAAGGCGTCCGCGCCGTGGCTTGCCCAGTCGTGCTCCGGGCCAAGCCCGATGTTGCGATGGTCGTCGCGCTTTTCATGATACCAGCCGATGGCCTTGAGCCCCCCGGCGCATCCAGCCTCGTCGAACCATATCCCCGGAAACATCCGGCGCGCTGTCTCGACCCGCTTCATCGCCGCGCCCTTGCCTTGGTTAGGCACGGTGCGAACGGCGAAGCCTGCGGCCCGTATGTGGTCTTCGAACCGAATGGCGGTGAACGCATCGGCCTTTGCGCCGTCATGCGGCAACACGCATTCAGCCCGCGCATATCCGTTATCACGCAGCCAGTTCAGGTGTGTCGCCAGATCCTGTCCGACCGCTTCGTAATAGCGCAGGCAATTGATCCGCGCGCCGATGGTCTGGGCAACCCAGATTGCCGTCGCGTCTCGAACCCCGATGTCCCAATATGCCTTGATCGGCATGAGCGGATCGAACGCTAGGCTAGTCACCCTGCCCTGTGTTCTCGCTTCGGCAAGCTGACGGGCGAAATAAGCCCCCTCGGCAACCGAGACGTAGCCACCTTCCCAGATATGGTCGTATTGGTCAGGCTGCTGTCGGATGCAGTCTAACCGCTCAATCTCTAGTTCCTGCGGAAACCACGGATTGTCCGACCAGTTTGCCCGGACGACAGCAGCGTTGCTCGGTAGCTCATCGCCGCGCAGCATCAAATCAACCGCGTCCTGCTCTAGCCGGGGGTTCCATGAGAACCACAGCTCAGAACCAGGCGACCGGATCGTTGGCCGCAACAAGTTTAACGAGCGTTGGCTAACCGTCTGGGCTTCTTCGACCCATGCGACATCGAACCCCTCGTAGGACTTTATGCTTTCGCTTGTGTGGTCCTGCAAACCCGCGAAGGCGATGAGCCCGCCCCCCGGCGTTTTGATAACCGACTCTTGCACGTCGAAGAACGAACTAAGCCCGCGATCCTCGATCTTGCTTTCGATAAGGCGCTTTGCCGACTCCTTCAGGCTCTTTTGCACTTCACGGCAACAAAGCCCGCGGAACCCGGATTTGCGCGTTGCCGTCGCCACCATCAGGTCAGCGAAGAATTGCGACTTGCCCGAACCGCGCCCGCCATGCGCGCCCTTGTACCGAGCAGGATCTAGCAGAGGGTCGAAAACCTCCGCGTGGTCAATCTGCAACCCGGACACGACGCCATCCGATCTCGGTCGGGAACAATGCAGCTCCGTCTTCGCCGCTCAATTCCTTCGCCATGAGGCTTGCGACCATCTTGGCGTATTCGTTTGGCTTCTCATCGCGCATCTTGACGATGGCATCTGCGCCGTGCGTTTCGAAGTCCGCCTGGAGCGCCTTGAAGAAGTCCTCGCTTAGCTTCGACCGCGCGCCTTTCGGGCGTCCCGCGGGATTGCCGGACTGGCCCGGTTGCCAAGGCGGGGCAAGGTTGGATGCACCCGGTGATTTTTCCGGTGTATCATCAACGGCGACAATCGCCTTGCTGTCGGTCATGGTGCGCTCCCCCGCTTCCCCGCTCCTGTAAACAGGTGGGCGGTGCTTCGGTGCTGGTGTGGTTAGGTAGCCCGATCCATTACGGGCACGTCGTCAATGTCGTTGTCGAGAGCCTGGGCAAATGCCTCGGCCATCATAACCAGTTCGCTAGGGTCGCTCGCGAACTTAGCCGCATTGTTCATCGCAGTGCAGCGGCGCAGCGTCTCGCATAGCACCGCACAGGCGTCGAAGATGGTATCTGCTGCGGCCTCTAGGTTCGCTGGCATGATACCCCCTGAATTAACCCGCGTTTAGCCGGTGACGTGCTTGACGGCCCACATGACCGCTTCTTCGGTCTTGGTCTTGGCGATGGATAGCTCTCGGCTTGCGCCTTCTGCCTCAATCAGATTGAGCAATGCAGCGCCAGCATCCTTAATCGCCAGCATTCTGGCTTTCTCGGCGTCCGACAAGACGCGGTACTGATAGCGAACGGCGTTGTTAGCCGTGCGGTTGTCGCTTTCGCTGTCGATCATGCTGCGTTCCTCAGTGAATTAACCCGCCACAAAACAGGTGCCGAACCGCTGGTGCAATGCCCGTGGGCTAGATGGTTGGCGATCGGATGAATGGTGGCGGGACTGGTCGCGGCGAAAGGGAGAGCGCGCGGGCCAGATGACGCGAGAGGCGCAACCCATTCCTAGGCGCGCCTCTCAACTCTGCCTATGCCATTGCATATTTACCGTTTGGCGTCAAGCAACAATCATCCCCGCCGCGTATCGAATATCGGCCAGCGCCTGCTTCATCACTACCGTTTCGTTGTTAGGAACAACTGCGATGAATTTACCCTTGCCATCGTACCGCTCGCGCCCGCCGTAAATATCGACGCACCATTGGGTCAGGCTTTTGTCCTCAACGCAGACGGCGCGGGTAATGCTTAGCAGGCTCCCGAGATCCCGTTCGATCCGCCCCGTTTCGATCTTTGCCGATAGGATGACAGCTGGCACATAGCCGTCGTTCGCCCCTCCCCCGATGCGCTGGTCAAGACAGCTCTTTGTCTGTGATCGGTCGGCTAGCTGCGCTTGGTCGCGGTAATGGGCTAGCAGGCGGTGCTGTTCGTGCGTGATCTGGTTGCGAGCCAGCATGGTATCGATAACCGGCACCTTCTTGTAAGAAACCCCGGCGCGGGCATAATCGCTACGCATCGCCTGCTCGATAGTCGGACCGGTAATCGTCTCGCGCTTTTCCTTCCCTGCCCGCTTGGCGACAGGGCTGCGCTGCTTAGTGGCTTTACCCATCTATTCCCCCCTGGTTGTTGTATTTGGCTTCGGAATGAGGGCGGGCTGCGTCTGCCTTGATTGCAATGCCGCTCGCCAAAGCGGTTTTAAGCATCAAATCGCGCGCCCATTCTGCTTTGTTAAAATCAGCGAACATCTGCTTCATGGTGGTGCGGTCGACGCACATGAGAGCGCCTTGGCTCCCATCTTCGCTTGATAACCAGATGTATGTTTTTACGTTTTTTTCAGCGACAAAAAAGTTGAACGAGGACGCAGCAATTCCGCCACCTGACTCTAACGCTGCATCAACACGCGCCTCTACGCTCGTATGGCTTGCCATTACTGCTCGCAGTTGTTGGACTTTCCCTTTATGCAGGTGCATCAGTCGAACTTTCTCTGCATGATAAGAATGCGTGCGCGAAGGTCTTTAATCTTATCCTTAACCTCGCTCTCGTATTTGATGAAAAGCCCTTGGACTTCTTCCAGATCCGAGACGGCCTGCGCAAACTCAGTTGGCGGCTTCAGCTTCCCGAACCCATCAACGCGGTATTTTTTTACGGCATCGACAGAGATGTTTGTCTCTTTCGCGACCCGCTCGTCAGAGTATCCTTGGATATACGCGCCCTGCACCGGGTCAAAGTTGTCCTCCAGTATCGAGAAAACCTTGCGCAGTGCGGTAACGGTGGTGGGCGTGATCGTTGGGCTACCCATGTTCATTCTCCCTTTGCGATAGTGATGGTTGCCGACAGGCCGAGACGGGAACCGGCTCGGGGCGAAGCCCAACCAGCACGGGCCGCATCGCGGCATCGCCCACCCCTTGTCGGGAGTGTCGCAAGATAGGCGGCGCGGGTTTGGTCGTCGGTCATGCTGCGGCCTCCGATGCGAGGATCGCGCGCCCGATCATTTCTGGAATCTGCGGGACTACTGCGTTTCCGAGGGATGCAGTTCGGTCCACCCGATTGGGAATCCCATCATCCACTCGACAAGTTCCGGCTTCGGGCGAATCCCAAGCATCGGATGCCCAAGGATTTCCAGAGTTAGGCAACCCGCGCCGAATTGCGTTCCCAAGGTACAGTTGGTGTAGCCCCGAGACTTCCGGGGCGTAGACAACAACCCATATCCTTTCGCGGATATGCGGTGCCCCAACCATCGCAGCCGAAATAACTTCCCACTGCGCATCATACCCGAACAGGGCCATCGTGCCGAGAATTTCTCCAAGCCACCCATCAAGCAATTCTGGGCTGTTTTCCAGAATGATGTATCTTGGTCGTAGCTCGCCAACCAGTCTGGAGACCTCGAAGAATAATCCACTTCGGTCTCCATGCAAACCAGCGCGCGAACCTGCTGCGCTGATGTCCTGGCATGGGAAACCCGCCGTGATGACATCGACGGCAATTCCATCGGCAGCAAGCCGGTCTGCGGTAAGGGTTCGCACGTCGTCATAGATTGGAACCTTTGGCCAGTGTTTGGCGAGGACGCGGCGGGGGAAGTCCTCAATCTCGCAAAATGCGACGGTCTCGAAACCGCCAGTGCGTTCCAGCCCCAGCGAAAAGCCGCCGATGCCGCTGAACAAATCGAGCAAGCGCAGTTTCTTCATGCCCGCAGCATCCAGAACCGCAGGACACCCGCTACCCAATCGGGTTCCATGCCCTTAGCCGCTGCGAGCTTTACCGGGTCAGCCTTTGCCAGCTTGGCGTCTGGTGTAGCCATCATGTCTAGGATGAAGTCGGTGCCGGTCATGATGTGAACCCCGCGATGCGGCTCGTTCGAAAGTCATATTTGACCGCCTCGACGCAGCATTCGCCGGGAAGCCCCATGCGCACCTTGACGACGGCTAAGTGCCCCTCGTTCACGGTCTTATCACGGCGATGATAGACCAGCCCGTAATCCGCCTTGTTCGACCAATTCGCGCTATCGCTGATGTCGTACAGGCTCGGCATCTGGTTGACGCCCTTCGCCGGTTTGGTCGGGTGCGCGACGATCCAGACGGCGACGTTCATGGTCCGCGCGAACCGCTTAACCGCGCGGATGGCGCGACCGATGTATTCGGTCAGCGTTTCGTCGCGATTGCGCTTATGTTCGAGTTCATTCCACGGATCGAAAATGAACAGTTTGCAGCCATCGCGTTGAGCAGCGACCCGCGCCAGCCCGAGCAATTCATCGATGTCAATTTCCAGATCCTCGTTGAGCGAGTTGGAAATGATGCGGACCTGCTTTTCAAGCGTCTGAAGTGCCGCGCCACGCTGCGGATGCTGGCCAAAGTCTGCGGTTGTGCATCCGATCAGCGCCCGCGCAAGGTGGTCGCGAAGGATCGGCTTCGGCGCAGTTTCAAAGCTGCCGATGCAGACGTTCCACCCCCGCATGATCGCATAAGCGACGACGGTGTTGACGATCGTGGTCTTACCCATGTTGGCATAGCCGGTAAAAACTGTCAGCGTACCGGGGATCAGTTCGATCTTGGCATCGAGCGCGTCGATGCCGAGCGGGATGCCGCGCAGCTCGGGCATTTCGGGAAAGTCGGACAGCCGGTAAAGGCCATCGACCGGAACCGCCTTGGCATTGACCAGAACCGCGTTGGCAGTCTCCGACCCGCATCCGAGATGCACTTCGTTGAGGTCTTTGCAGCCGAACGGATAATCAACGAATTTGCAGCGGTCGGCACCAAGCAGCGAGATCAGGTCTTGCCGCAGCGCAAGGCCCGCCTCGTCCGCATCGACCGCCAGGATGATTGTCTTGACCCGGTTTAGCGCATCCTTCGCGCGCCATAGGCATTCGTACCGCTTTTCGTTCGCGGGATCATCGCTGCCGGATTTAGGCGCGCCGTTCGGAACGGAGACTGCCCGCCAGCCGAGCTGGATCGCGACCATCGCGTCCCACTCCCCCTCGCATATCACCAGCGGCGCATCCGATGGCTCGTTGAGGCAGTCGATATTCCAGAGCACCAACGGCGCGTCCGGGTCCATCATGTGCCGCTTTTCGGATGTCAGTCGGTACTTGTGGTTGATCGTCCGCCCGTTCTCCACGTAGGGCACCGCCAGCCACTTCGCGCCGTGGCGATCGACCGTTTCCAGACCAAGTTTTGCCGCTAGGTCGGCGGAAATCCCGCGCGCTTCGATCCATGCCGCGTGCTTCGGGTGAATTGCCTGTCCCGCCTGCGTGGCCGCAGTTGTGGCAGAGCCAGACAAATCCTTCATCGGTTCTTGTGACACTGAGGCACCTATCTCGTTTGTGTTTGCGGGTATGGCTGCATTCGGGACAGAGCTGCTTGCCGGGCTCGTGGGGTGCCCACGTCACAGCGGCACTTTGGGACGCTGCCGATCCGTGATCGCGGCCTTCTCGTTGATCGTTGCCAGCCAGTTTGAGGTCGAAAGAAACCAGCGGCGCTTCGTGGCTTCGTCTGCATCGGATGCCAGCCAATCATCGCGAGATTGAAGTCTTGCCTCGACATCAACCGCCGAAAACGACTGCTTCCATTTTTGGAGATCGCCGTGGCGAAGCCGAATGACTTTGCCTGAAAAAGCATAATCCGCAGCCGCGTCAGCGGTATCTGTTTCTTTCGTTAGTTCTTTACTTTCTTTACCTTCGTTATTGTTTGCGTCGTTGCTGCGTCGCTGCTGCGTCGTTTGTGCGTCACATGCTGCGTCGTTGGCTTGCGACGGCGACTGATATTTGTCATAATTACAGATAGTTATGACGGTCTGGCCTGCGTCGCTTGATGCGTCGATTTGCGACAGCGTTTTTGCGCGTGCGATGAACCGACGCACCTTGGCTTCGTCCCACTTCCAGGCCTTCGCCATGAACCGCAGCGAATGGCAAAACTGCCCGCGCGTCAGCTTTACGACCTTGCCGCCCACGACGAGATCGCGAGGAACATAGGCGGCTTCCTCGATCATCCAGACCCAAGCATCTCGCTTCGAGAAGGCATCAGCGCCGAACAGGGCACCTTCCTGCCAGCCACGCGCCATCCGATAAAAGCCGCGCCCTGCCATCATGCGATCTCCCGACCGTAGACTTCACGGAGCATTCCAGCGGTGCTGTCTTTGATCGCGCCGCAGGCGAACAGCCCTTCGATTAGCTCATTCCGCTCATGCTGAGTGTCGAACGACTCCACGAGCTGCCCTAAAATGGCTATACGTGCAGCATTCTTGATCAGCGGGCGCACATGATCAGTCATTGCTCCACCTTCCCGGCGAGGTCCGCCATGATCGGTTTGATGATGTCGCCAATGGCGCGGAATGAGCTGCCGTCCTCTTGCCCTTCGACAGTAACGATAGCGCCCTCGATTGACTGGTCCCGCTCGATCACGATGCGATCAATGTAGCGGTCGTCAGGCATATCGAGCGTGGCGACGAGAAGGTCAGTCAGAGCCTTTTCGCGATTGGCGATGTCGGACTGGAAATTGAGCCCCAGGCGGATCGACAGTGCGACTGGCTTATGGACGGAAGGCGAGCCGTATGCCGCGTACTGTGCGCCTAGCGTATTAGCCGCGACCTTTTGCCAATCGGCATACGCTTTCGTCTTGAACCGGCGCTTCGTCCTGAAGTCGGTTGCGAACATGGCGTTGACGCTTGGAGGCATAGGCAGGTCGAACGTCATGCCGCCCGCCTTTCGCCGTTAGCGTGGCGGTGTTCGCAGGCGCGCGCAGCGCCACAGCGAGGACAGGGGAAAGAGGCGGGGGTTGCGGCTAGGCGTTCCTGCTCTTTGCGCTCCACGGCCCGGAAATCGACCATACGGCGAACCTTGCCGTCGTTGATCCGGTAGCCGTTGTGCCAGATCCAAGCGCGGGTGGCGCTGTCGGTCAAGCCAAGGCGCGAAACCAGCTCACCGACACGCATCCCGTCGAAGTCGCGTTCATCGCGTAGGAGCCCGCTCATGCCAGCGTGACCTTGAGCCCGCGACGACTTAGCTCATCGAGTAATTCGACGATATTGAGCCCCGCTAGATCGCCAGTCACAACGCGGCGCGTAGGAAATACCTCCACGGCGCGGGCGCGGTTCGGAATGCGCTTTAAGTAGCCGCGCTCTTCGAGGGAATCGAGCAAACGGTAGATCGCGGATTTCGACGCGGCATGGATTTCGTCCGCCATTTCCTGAAACGACGGCGTGGCACCCGCAGCTTGCCGATAGCGGAGGAAGGATAGCAGCTCGGCTTGGCGAGCCGTCAGCGCGGTGTAATCTCCGGGTGCCCGCTTCATGCCTGCTTCCTCCACGAGTGAGGAATGATCGGCATGGTGTTGGCCTGAATCACGTTGCGGCGGACCAGATCGGCCATTGTTGCGGGTGCGGGCGGCGTAGGGCGCGCGGGATAAATGCCGGCCATCACAAGACCACCTGTTCGCTAGGCTTGGCGGTAAGCGGGCAAACGATGCCTGCCTCTACCTCTTTGCGAAGCTGGCGCGTAACGGCATCGATGCGGATGCGATCGACCATGCGGGCGCGGGCAAGGCGACGGCTGATACCTGGGACGCTCATGCTGCCACCTCGCGGGGTGTGCGGATATGGCTGCACCGTTCGAGCCAACGCGACGAAGCACCGTGCAATTCCCGCATCAGCTTTTCGCCGTCCAGATATTCGGTGTGCGTGACAGACCGACCGCCGGGGCCGCCTGGATGCTCGGCTTCCTGAATCATCACCAGCACGCGGGCGATAAGGAGCGACATGTCGTCAACGTCGCAGACGGCTTCCGCATCAACGAGGCGCTTGCCTTTCGCGGCGAAATAGTCGTCCATGACAGTCGGTTCGGCGTCGATGGCGCGGTCGATCGTCTCCAAAGTGGGAAGCGATCCGGCAAGCTGCTTATCGAGCGCCTGAACGCTGCAATCGATCCTGTCCGCCCACGCGCCCTTGCCGTGGCGATCGATGCCCCGCACCCATCCGCGCATGACCTTGGCGTGTAACCGGGCTTTCGTAAGCGGCTGCATGGAAGCAACGACAGTATCGTCAGTCACAGCGTATCTCCGTGGTTATGGAAAGAGTTGACCACCTCGAACTAAATCGCGTGCGTGCCTTCGACGCCCCGACGCATGCGGGCGATCGTGCGCTGCTGAAGCCAGTGCATGGCCTCTTCGATCTTGGTCAGCGCGAGCGCATTTTCTCGGCAAGCGAATGGCCCAGACTGGAAAGAGCGAAGCCGGTCAGCTACGATTGCAAGCAACACTTCTTGGGTTGTTCCGTTGACGCCAACCTCATTGATCGGGCCATTTTGGAACAGGATCGTAGCGTGCTTGGCAGGCTCTCCATATCGCGCAGTGAACGGACACGATGCGTTGGTGGCCGTATCAAAACCTTCAACGGTGTAGAGATGGTTGGCCCCGCCAGCGCCGGGCTCATCCCCCACCGTGATCGTCAGCTTATCGTTGGCGGGATTGACGATGTGATCGTTAAGAGTTCGCATGAGGATTTCCTTCGTGGTTGAAAGAGTTGACCGCCCCGGTGTCCGCGAGATTGTCCCGATTGAGCGCCGCGTTGAGGTGCTTCAGGCTCGGCTGGTATTGGGGTGGATTAGAATCTGTGCGGACATGCTTCGCACCGAGGAGGCGGCCCATGAAAATGCCGAACGGGAGCGACAGGGCAAACCAGCCGATGAGGATTGCCAGCCAGTTGTCGGCTATCCACGAGATCATGTGGACACCGGTGCAGCGGGGAGTGGTTGCCAGTGAGTGGGCGCATCACCAGCCGTTTCGGCCCATTGCGAACGCTCGTTGGTGCCGGAATAATACCAGCACGCCATCTCGCCATAGTACCGACCGAACCTAATCCATCGTTTTTCGGAGTGGCCACACATGACCATCTGCGAAAGCTTCCAGACTTCCTTCGGCGCGCTCGCGATCGGCATCCATCCGTTCGCATCGGGTGTGTTATCCCCGGTCATGCGGCGAGCTTTTCAGGAACGGACTGTTGAGCGTTCAGGGCGTCAGCGATGATCGTCGCGGCGCGGTCATTTACTGCGCTGGCAAAATACACGCCCGCTCGACTGATAAGATTGCCGTATGCTTTGTAAGCGTTGTCCAGCTTGACAGGCTTCGGAAGCTTCAAAACCTCTATGGCCCGCGCCAAGCCATGTTCGCGGCGGATGAACCTGCGCTTTTCGAGCGCGGAAAGCAGCCGATGAACGCCGGACTTGGAAGACAGCGAGAGCCCCGCCTGCATTTCCTCAAACGACGGAGCCTCGCCGCCAGTGCGCTCCTGATAGTCCGCAATGAACGTCAGAAGGTCATGTTGCCTGCGCGTCAGCATTACGCCACTTTCGCCAACGGTGGAGCGACGTGAGGCTCCAGAGCGACGAGCGTTTCGTAACTGGGGTTCCAGCCCGCATCCTCGACACCTTGGAGCGTGTTCGCATGGAGACTCGCGGCCTCGGCGAGAGCTTTCTTGGTATTGCGCGGGAGCTTCAGGTGGGCACGGACGCGATCGATAAGATCCAGTCGGGCCGCTTTGAGGGTGCTGCTTTCCATAGGCAGGATAAAAGCACATCTCAATGTGTTTTACAAGCGCATAATCACACCGGAATGGGGAAACCGGCTGATATTCGTTGGCGTATGACGAAAACGCCAGACGAGCGCCGCGACCTGCTTCGAACCTTCATGACGACGCGCAATCTAAAAACCGCGCGGTGGGCTAAGGATTCTGGCGTTGCCGCCAATTCGATTTACAATTTTCTCAACGGGCATTCCGACGCGCTCGACTTGCGGACATACGGCAAGCTGGCGCGCACCGCCGCCGTGCCGGTATGGAGGCTGACTGGCGACCAGCCCGAACCGCCCAGCCCCACGTCTGTATGGGTCGCGGGGCATGTTGAGGCGGGGAATTTCCAAACGGCTATGGAGTGGGATCAATCTCTCTGGTACGCTGTGGACGTGCCAGTTCCCGACCGTTTCCGCCGTTTAGCCAAAGCCTTAGAGGTACGCGGCCCATCGATGAACCGGGACTACCCGCAAGGATCGATCGTGCTTTGGGTCGATATGCTAGC